ATGGAAAAGACCTGTCATTAGCAAGTTCCGCAGAACAATCTTCATGAATAATTTTTAATGACATTAACTACGTCCACCCCATTTAATAGATGGGAATGCTTCTTCCACAACTGCCTTAGTAATTCGATATTTAGATTGAAGTTGACTATCTTTAACCAAACAAAGTAATTCTGCTTCAGAAGAATGAAGACCTTCTAAAAGTTGAATAAACATCTGTTCTCTTTTAAATTGCTGAATGTCCGTAGTTCCACCTTTAATATAATAGAACAGTTTAGAATATTGCTTTTCTAAAATTGTATGTTCTGTTCCAGCTGGAGCATCATTCGGAGTATATGGAACTTCTCCTGGAGGAATTAGAGATACTACACTATCGTCATAATTCCAAATCAAAATAGATCTAAGTGCTTGTGTATTATTATCTACAAAAATTTTAACTTTTTCTGGTTTTGTTTTTGCGTTTGATGCTTTTTGCAAGATTTCTGAAATCAATAAACGATTACTGCTATTAATAGACATTTAAAACTCCTCAATTTTCTCAAGTAAAGTGGTAAGTTGGTTGCTCACAAAATAATTATACATTTTATTTTTAGGAGCAGGGGTCAAGGAATCATATGATTCTATAATTCTTGTCTCGACCTCTACAGGTATATATGTAAGATCGATCAAAGTCAAATTTCTTTTATAGTATTCCATCTGTTCAGAATTACAGAACTGTTCTGGAGAATAGTATAGAATTTTATCGATAGTTTTTTGTGGTAGTGGTCGTTGTCTCTTACCCTCAACAAAAGTATTATCAGGAGAAAGATAGTTGGGAATTCCATCAGACTTATCTCCTTTAAGAACATGTTGTAGAATATATTCTTTTGGATTTATTCCTGTTACAAATTTCTTCATAACAGGATTGTATTGTTTAACCCAAGGATATTTTTGTAATTGTATAAAATCCTTATCACCAGATAAAATTAAAACTGGTTCTACTGGTTGCATATCTAGTTGCAATCTAGCATTTTTAGATGCTAGATTTTCTGTTAGGACTGAAATAATATCGTCTGCTTCAGCACCATCTACTTCCAATACTTTATATGGCATGTTTTCACGAATTTCATCACGAAGTTTATTAAGAACTTCAAAAATTTCACTCCAATTGAAGCTTGATTTTTCTCTATCTTTTTTACGAGTTCCTTTATAAAAAGGAAATACTTCTCTGCGCCAATACCGTTTGGAATCATAACAAAGAACTAGTTCATTACCATAGTCATTATAAAACTTTTGGATATACATCCTAAGAGAATTTAAAACCATGTAGCGAACTAGTCCTATGTCAATTCCATTAGATATTTTTATTTGAACCATGAGATTTGAAATCATCACTTGATTCATATCAATAAGGATCATGTTAGGTCTTAGTCATCTTCATCGTCAATCATATCATCGTCATCGCCAAATGTCAAGTAGATCAGTTCGTCTCTTAAGATATTTCCATCCTCATCAAGCATCTCTGGATGCGTAATAGATTTTGCATACCCAGCGTTTTGATACCATGCCTCAAATAAATCGTTTGCAAACCAACCTGCCATAAAAGCAAGAATAAAAGTTCCTATTGTCAGAAAAAATGAAATGTATATAAACTCTAGATTATCCATGGGGTCCTCTCTTTTTTTTGGTGAACAATTATAAAGAGCCCAACCTCCTGCATTAAGGACTACAAATATATTTATTAAACCCAACCCATTGCCATAAAATATTGTACTGCTTCTGAACATCCACCAAGTCTAAGATCTCCACAGATGATTTGTGGAAAAGTAGATGCTTCTCCAAATTCAGATTGAAATTGTTCTTTAGTAAAATGTTCACCAAGAATATATTCAGTGTATTTCCCTCCTTTAGTTTTCAAAACAGTTTTGATCTTGTCGCAATACGGACAACTGGTTTTAGTATAGATTGTAAAATTGTTTGTGCTAATTGACATTTTTTTCTCCAAATGCTTGAATGAATCCTTCAGTTTCTTTTTTTATTTGAGTAAGTGCTTTTAGTTTTTGCTTATCATCCATGACCCATCGATCATAATGATCAGTTAAAACTTTAATAGCTCCTTCAAAAGTTTCTTTATGTAATTTTTCCAATTCTGTAAAATCAAAATCCATTTTATTATTTTACTAAAAGAACATTTGAATCGGCGTGGCAGGGATCGAACCTGCGACTTTTCCGTCCCAAACGGAACGCGCTACCGCTGCGCTACACACCGCTATGAAGCCTCCTTCTAGGCTATGTGCCTAACGAGCAACTCCAACGGAAGTGGTAGGATTCGAACCTACGCTGCTATTAACAGGACAGTTTTCAAGACTGTTGCCATAAACCACTCGGCCACACTTCCATATCATATTATATAGTTTCTTCTCTGTCAAGATTTTTAATTGCATATAAAGAAGATTTAAAATATTTAGAAACTTTTTTAACTTTCCCCCAAGTTTGTTTTTTAGATAGAGATTTTTTGTGTATATTCTCTAGTGCTTGCATTTCATCAAGTTGCCTTAGAACTTTTCTAGATAAGTATGCATCCTTACCAGGATTGATATTTGGTGTATAGTCTTCCATATTATTTAATGGAATAATTTCAAAATCGTCTCCAACTTTATCAAGTATTTCTTGTGGTATTTCATCTTTATTAAATTCAGGTAAATTCATGGTCACTCATCCTCCTCTCCAATTTGTATAGGTGGTAATTCAGTATCTACAGTTAGATAATGTGTTCTTACATATCCAGATTGTCCGTTAGTATATGTAACATCAATATCCGATTCACATCTAGTAATTCGTATCGAGAAATTAAATGATGTTCCTGTTTTTGTATATGGTTTTGCTTTATTACCATCATCAGTATCAATATAGTTAGCGAGATAAATGTTTGCTGTTGATGCAATATCAAACCAAGGTTGTGTCCCCTGAGATCGTGAAGGTGGCATCACTCCAGGTAAGATATCATTAACTTCAAATCCAGTCCCAAGTCCCCAAGGAGGGGATCCAACATATCTAATTTTAGTGGAGAATGTATTACCAATTTTTATTGGAGTCCAAAGAAATGCCATTTCAAAACTTCTTGCTCTATACAAAGAAGGTCTCGAACAAGCAGGACAATTTAGTGCCCCTTGATATGAACCAAAAAATAAATATCCAAGATCAGTATCAGTAACACCAGAAGGAAGTTCTTCAGGTGATCCATCCTTACTAACTCCCCAAAAATAATGATATTGAAGTGTTTTACCACTTGCACCGTCATTCCATACGCCATTTCCCATTCCTGGAACTAGTATTTCTACTGATGATCCTGCACTATTATACAGTGGATATTCTATATTGTCAAATACTAAACTAAAATTGATGGGGCGAGCTCCACCAAAACCGCCTCCTGCTTTACGGACAGATTGATCCCGAGTTGTTGGAGTATTCCATCCAGAATGATATGTACTTGCAGCTTGATCAAAATAATTTAAATCAATCGCAGGGTGATCAAGTACATAATTAAATCCAGCAGATCCACCTTGAGTTGTAGAATCTGCATTTTGACAACTGCCCTCAGACAATCCTAAACTAGAAGTTGACAGTCCTCCCATGCCAGTATTTCCACCACCGCCGCCAGCACCAGCACCATCGGATGAGGTTTTATCTTCACCATCTAAACCAAAATTTTCTCTAGTAGTCCAAAAAATACTACCATTTGGTCTTTTAATTTTAACTGCCATTCCTGAAGGATTTCTTAACCAATCATTTGGCCAATCGTGGTATTGATTTAATAATACAAACTTCAATACATATCTACCTGCAGAAGTTATATTGTATGTAAATGAATCTGGTAATTCACTTATAAATTCATTAGTATATCCTATCAGTTGCCATGGTTGAGCTCCTGATAAAGTTGCTGGTAAAGTTGCTGGTGGTGCAGTAATACCTGACATACCAGACATAATCAATTCAGTCATATTCAGGTCAAATTGTCCATTATATAATATATCAGTAACATATGATCCTTCAGTTGGATCATACCAAGGTGCAATATAAACTGCTAATTGATTATCACCTTGCATCTCAAATGTATATGTTCCAGTCACAACAAAATTTAAGTTAACTCTATTTTCAAGTTCTTTACCAGGATAAGTTTCTTCTCCTGTGTTAAACCAAACAACATATTCATTAAACCAACTACCCCAAAGTGAATGTTTGACTGCTGGCTCAAACATATTAATTGCAAATAAAGGAGAAAATCTAGATGATGTTAATGCTGGAGATGAAGCAGGATAGATAGGACTATAAGAATAATTATTCCAATTACCCCAAGGTTTACCAGTAGAAGCTCTAAAATAATTACATCCTTGTCCTCCTCCACCACCTCCACCAGCAACACTAAGAATTAATCTATTATTTAAATATACATCAGTAGCACCTCCACCAGAACCACCTTGCCCAGAAAGTCCTGTTGGACCAGGATGCCCACCATATCCTCCTCTGTTAAACCCAGGTAAAGATGGGTCTGGTCTATTAAAATGTGATCTTCCTGCTGATCCACCTCCACCAACTACTATCGTTAGAACATTATTAGTAGTTGAATCTAAGTTAACACCTACTTTCATGAAAGATCCAGTGCCGCCGCTATTATTACCTGCTCCAGGATTAGAGTCATTGCCTTGATCTCCTCCTCCTGCACCTCCTCCTGCACCAAAAGCAATGATGGAAACATAACTAATGCCTGGTGGTATATCAT